AATATCAACGTCAGAACCAAAAAAGCTCGAGACTGGCTCAGAAGAAACGTGAAAACTCTTCAAACCAGCAGAAGAAGTATTCTTTCTGCAACTGATAACATATTCGCAAAAAGAATTATTGTGGGAAAGATGTATTTCTATTCCTATGATCCAAAATTAAAAGATGTACTTCCATATTATGATCGTTTTCCGTTGGTCATTCCAATTGAAAATTATAGTGATGGGTTTCTTGGTTTAAATTTACATTACATTTCATCAAAACATCGTTTAGCTTTATTGAATAAACTTTATGATCTTTTGAACAATAAGAATTTTGATGAAACAACAAAAATGAGAGTCAGTTATAATATTTTAAGCAGCACAAGAAGATATAGAGAATTTGCTCCTTGCTTAAAAAGATATCTGTATTCTCATTTAGATTCTAAAGTTGTTGAGGTTGCACCTGACGATTGGGAAATTGCAATTTTCCTACCAACAGAACAATTTATTGGAGCTTCTGCAACTCAAGTTCAACGTCAATCTCTAAGGCAATTCTAATGGCTATTAATTTAAATCCTGTCGGTATCACTAATCCTGATACAGTTATTCAACAAAATATCAATAACATTACAGGAAGCTTGGTAAGCTCAGCTACAAAAAACATAAGAAATCCTGTTTTAGCTGGAGCTGCACAATCACTACTTGGTTCTATCCTCAGCAATAATCAAAACAACTCAGGACAATTCCAAGCACCAAGTCCGAAAACAAGTCAATCTGTTTCAAACATCTCTAATATGTTTACTCAGCTTGACCTCAATAATGAATTTGCCAAGACTTGTAGATTTTTAGTCAATCTACCAATACCAAAATGTATGACTACGCTTTCTGGAACTGGATACAACTATTCATCATATTTCGATATGCGATATGCTTGTAACATGGCAGAACTTCCAGGGATCAATCACAATCCAATAGAATATAGACATTATGCATTTACTCAAAGATTGTCACACTTTCCAACGTTCACACCAATAACTCTAAGTCTATATTGTTTTGGTGATATGATGGGTAGAAATTTCTTTGAGTGGTGGATGAATTATCTTATAAACTTTCAAACAGGATTAGTTGGATACCCTCAAGATAAAAATGGTCCAGTAACAACAACAGATATTACAATAACACAATATACTGTTGATGGAACTCCAAGTTATATCACAACACTGTTTGGCGCTTTTCCTATTGCGATTGCACCACAACCATTAAATTGGGCTGATGACAGAATACATGAACTTCAAGTCACATTCCACTACAATAAGTGGAGAACATATATAACTGACCTGAACAATCCAAATCCAGAAGCTTATCTTCCAAGTTATGATTTTGGATCTAGCGCAGTTCCATCACCAACATCAGTTCAGTCTGTGCCGCCACCATCACCAGCTCCAGCTGCATCAACAAATGCAAAAACAACGGCAGCAAATAAAGCATATCTTAATGATTATTCATACCAACTCCCAACTGAATCGCAAACAGAATCTGCTAACCTTGGACTCCCATAATATTTAAAGTGAGGTAATTATGAAATTCCCGACAATCGCGACACCGACTTATGAAGTGAAACTGTTTTCTCAAGAAAACCCAGTTAAGTTCAGACCATTTCTGGTTAAGGAACAAAAACTGATGCTTCTTGCAACTGAACAGACAGATGCTAATGAAGTCGTCAATACGATTAAACAAATTATTAAAAATTGTCTTCTAGATGAAAACATTGATGTAGATAAATTGCCACTCATTGACATTGAAGTTTTATTTTTAAATTTCAGAGCAAGATCAATTGGTGAGAACATAAACGTGTTCTTTAAATGTAAAAATGAAATTGGAGAAGGCGATCAGAAATCAGAATGCGGAATGATAATTGATGGATCTATTGATCTTTTAAGTGTTCCAGTAGTAAATCTTGATCAGAACTCTACAAAGATAATGATCAATGATGATGTTGGATTACAAATGAAGTATCCAACATTTGAGATAATTCAAAAGTTATCAAATCCTGCAGAAAATCTAGAAGAGAATGATGAATTCAAAACAATAGCATTATGTATCGATTACATTTTTGACAAAGAAAATGTGTATTACTCTAAAGATGCAACTGTAGAAGAATTAGTAGAATTTGTAATGAATCTACCTGCAGAGAAATATGACTTATTGACAAACTTTTTTAAGAGCTTGCCAACGGTCAGACAAGAGTTAAATAAAGATTGTCCAAAATGCGGATTTAAGCACAAGTTTGTGCTGGAGGGTCTCAACGATTTTTTTATCTAAGCTTTGGTAATGAGGGGTTAAAGGAGTTTTTCAATTTGAATTTTATGCTCCTTTATCACCATAAAATTGATTTTAGAATTTTTGATGATATGATACCGTGGGAAAAAGATGCTTATATTGGAATGCTGTCAGCTAAGATTAAAGAAGAAAATGAGAATGCTAAACTAAAAGAAATGGAAAATAAATCAAGAAAATGGTAAGCAAAGTAACACCAACAGGATTTTCTATTAAGGCGCTATCAGCGATCATAAGAGCACAAGATCCAAATATAGATGCTAGTGATGCTAAGGAAATTGCACAAACAATTAAAATGAATATCATGACATCGCTTTTTGGTGAGGCTGGTAAAAGTGCTACTACTAAAACAACAACTAAATCAAAAACAGCATCAGACAAAACAGCTGACACTAAAGCTCAAACTAAAAAGATTAATTCTATTGAAAGTGAGTTGAAAGAAGTTAAAAAATCAATCAACAAAAATGAAAAGAGTATTTCAAAGGTACAAAAAACTGCTGATAAGACTCAAAACGATGTTGGTAGAATTTTAAAACAAATATCAAATGTTTCAGATCGTGTTAAATCTTCATCAATTAAATCAAAAAATAAATTGTATGATATTCAAGAAGCTGTTCCAAAAATTGCAACCAGCAATGAAGCAGAATATGCGGCAAGAATACCAGAAGCTGGAGTTCTGCTAGAGATCTCAAATTTAAAAAGTGAAATACAAGAAATAAAAAAATCTAAAGATTTCAAATTAATGGAAGAAGGTGGAACAGGCAACCTTGATATTGAACAAATAGAAGCACTACAAGCGGAAAGACATTACGAATTAGTAGATTTTGAAAAAAACATTGACAGTAAATTAGACCAAATTTTAGATTTACTACAGCACGGTAGAGGCGGTGGATTGATCAATAGAGTTGAAGAGATAGCTGAAACCATAGGTGCTCTTGCACTTGGTGGTGCTGGAATAAAGAAATTATTGGGTAGAGGTGGCGGCAGAGCTGCCGTTGCTGCAGAAGAAGCTTTAGCAGCAAGAGCAATGGGAGCAGGTGGACGCTTCGGTAGAATGGCAACTTTCGGAACAAGTGCAGCAGCAATACAGTCTGCATTTTATAAAAATGCAGCAATGGTTGGAAGAGCTGGAACTGGAGCTTTCGGCGAAGCAACTATGAGTGCTGCGCAAAGATCACAACAAGCTTTTGAAAAATATGCTGCAGCTTCAGCAGCGCAAAAAGCTGCAACTAAAGCAGCAGCACAACAAAGAATGAGAGGTGCTGGGCAAACTACTCTTAGCGAATTGAGAGCTCAAGCAACAATTCAAGGCAGAATTGCTTCTGAACAGCATAAGATTTATAGAGAAGCTAGAAGCGAGATGTATGAATCTTTACCTGCTATTGAAAAACAAGCTTTACAAAAAGGCAACATCGTTTTCAATTCAGAAACTGGTTCCTTCCATAAAGTTGACGCAAATGGAAATATTGGGGAAGAAATTAAAGATCAAAACGTAAACAGATTTTTTGAAGAACAAGGTTTAAGAGGCAATATTCAAGAAGCTCAAATTAAACAATTAAAGAGAGTTGGAATTGTTGAGAAGAATGGAAGATTTTATGACAGAGTTTCTAAAACCTATATGTCTGAGCAAGAAGCATTAAGTATTGTTAGAGATCCAGAATTACTAAATCAAATCAAGTCACCAAAGGGTGTACTGTCAAGAAGATACCTTTCTGAAGGTGCAGGTCAAGCATTAAAAGGAGCTTTGGGTAAAGCTGTTGGATATGCAGCATTTGGTGCATTATTTGAAGCTGCAAGTTATGCCATTGAGGGTAAAGAAGTTACTTCTGAAAATTTAAAGAAAAGTGCAGTCAGCATTACAGGTAGTGCTACTGGTGCTGTGATTGGCGGTGCAATTGGTGCTAGTATTGCTGGAGGACTTGCTGCATTTACAGGCGGATTGAGTCTTGCTGCTTTACCTGCATTTGAAATTGGTGGAGAAATTATAGGTTCATATATTGGTGAAGGTGCGTTTTCTTCTTTATGGGATAGAGTGAGCGGCAATGGTCCTGGTGACGAAAAAGTTGATAAAATTCTTTCTACAATTAGAATGAAAGAATCTGGAAATAACTATAAGGCAAGCAATCCAACAAGTAGTGCTTCAGGTGCATATCAATTCTTAGATTCAACTTGGCAATCTTTAACAAAAAAATATGGTGTAGGTGAAAAATATTTAAGAGCCAAAGATGCCCCTGCTGATGTTCAAGATGAAATTGCTAAAAAATATGTTCAAGATATTTTAAAACAATCTGGTGGAGATGTCAAAGCTGTACCATTAGCTTGGTACACTGGTAACATACAAGGTAATATCTCAGCTGCAGCTTTAGCCGCTAATCGTGGAATGCTTCCAGAAACATATGCAAATAGTTGGATGGATACTTATAATAGAGCTGGAGGAACTTCAGTTTCACCTCAGTCAAGTCCAACAGACATTTCTGCAAAACCGACAGAAGGACAAATGGCTGCTAGAGAAGTATCATCGTCTTCAAGATCAGATAGAGATATATCTAGAGTTTATGATGAGTATTTCAAATCACAACCAGCAGCAAAAACTGCTCAAGTTCAACCTCAAGCTGCACCAGTTGTTATCAACCAACAAACAGCTGCTAAAGGTGGTCAACAGCAAGCAGCAAATATAGAACCATCAGCACATAATAATGATTTCTGGATTAAGGTAATTAATGCAGGTTATCAAGATAATCCAGGTGCAGCCGCTGCTATTCTGGGAATGAATGCATAAAAAAGGGGAGACTTTCGCCTCCCCCAATTGAATCCAACATGAGTTGGTCAATTATTCTGCAGCTAACTTGTTAAAGTAGCTCAAGTTGTCATCATCTTCTTCAAGACTTGGTTCAACAATTGCTTCCTCACCAGCTTCCTCAACATTTACATGTCTTGGCTTAGATGCTCCAGCGAGATTCAATACTCGTTCTAACTTAGTCTTAAGTTCATCATAAGATTTGAAATCTTTAGGATTCAAGAATTCTTTTAGAGAATGCTCAGACTTCCAGATCTTCTCAATCTTATTATCATCTTCATCGACAGGTGAAACAACATCGAACTCAGACTTGTCGTAGTTACGATATCCTTCAACGTTACGAATCTTCAACTTGAAGTTAGCACCTTGCCAGAAGTTGAAAGGATTTACTGACTTCTCATCTTCAAATTGTGGCTCTAGCTTTTCTTTGATCTTATCAAAGATTTTCTTACCGAACTTGAATAGGAAAACTTTTCCTTCGTTTTCTGGATGAGCAGCATCTTTAACAACTAAAATGTTGGCGATATAAGAAAGTTTGCGCTTTTGTTTGCGAGCAATTTCTTTGTTTGTTTCAACACCGCTGTTCCATAAAGAACTGTTGTGCTCACAAACTGGACATTTTTGATTGATTGAAGTTAAGCAATTCTCAATTAACCAACCGCCTGGACCTTGGAATCCATGATTGAATACCTGAACCCATGGCATTCCATCTTCACCGTCAACTTGTGGTGAATCTAGAAAGCGAATTACAGCATAGCCGTTGCCAGCTTTATCAACTTCTGGTGACCATAAACGATCGTCTTTAGAATTGCCGCCGCTTTGACCTTTAGACATGCTCTCAAGAGCTTTGGTCAATTTGTCTGTAGAAGACTTGGCTTTAAGTGATTTAAAATCTACCATTTGTATTACCTCGTATGCGTAGTATGTTTAGTATTATCGAATTATCCACATTATTCATCATATAACATTATATAGGTTTATTTCTGTAAAGTCAAACCATCTTTAATGGCTTTTTTAAAGAAAGGATCACTCAATGGTGCATAATGTAGGAAGAACGGTTTATACTTATTGAACTTCTTGTAAAATTCTGTCCATATAAAGTCGTCCTCGATTTTCGTATTCCAAGCATCCATTAGTTTAATATAATGGTCTAGGATTACTAGACTATCATACGCTATTTCGTCTTGAAACACAAAATTTAATAGTTCGGGAAACTGACCATTTTTACAAATGATTAATTTCTCGAACTTGCCTTTTAATTTCTTTAGATCTTTTTCTAAATTAATTAAACGATTCTCTT